CTTGTCACCTCGAGTTTTTCTCCCTCCACCCTTGAAAAAGCGAGGTTCTAAGTGAACAATACGGGCCCCCGAAAACGAGGCAAGCGCCGCGCACCGCGGATCGACGGCTCGGGCCCGCGGGCCGCGGTAAAACCGACCTTACACACCGGGCTGGAATACAAGCGCGCGAAGATGATCGAGATCCGATCCGACATCGAGCTATGCCGCGAGCGTCAAGCCATTACAGCGCTATCGGCGCTCCACCGGCTCGAGTGCCAGCTCGCTGACGAGATCGAGATGGCGCTTGCCGTGGTCGATGATCCTACGGGTGCGATGTCGGCTGAGGAGCTCCTCGGGTTTATCCTGGAGACGATCCTACAAATGCCGCAGACCGTGCAGGACCAGATCGCTGGCACGCTCGACGCCGTGAGAACGGGCGCGATCGTGGCGCTCGGCGACGCGCCGAAGAAGGCGAAGAAGGCCAGACGGGCGAAGCGTTGAATCTCGCCCACCTAGCAAGCGCCGTCCAGCTGGTCAAAGCACGGGCCGACGTGCGCCCTCTTGATTTCATGCGCTGGACACCCCCACAGATGGCGTTCCTATCCGACCCGTCACCCGTCGTTTTGCTTCGCGGGGCCAACCAGATCGGCAAGAGCATGGCGGGGCTCGCTTCAGTGGTCTATCGGTGCACCCATAGCCATCCGTTCATTAAGACGCCCGATGGTCCGCAGAGAATTTGGATCCTCACGCATTCGTGGGAACAGTCGGCGGCCATCCAGCACAAGCTGTGGGAGCTCCTACCCAAGGACCTGCTCGACGCGGACACTGAGTATCGCCCGGGGCGCGGGTTCCGGGGCAAGACACCGATCGTCAGGTTTCGGGACGGCTCACTGATCCGCATCAAGACAACGTCGCAGGGCTCGCTGGCTCTGGCGAGTGACACGTTGGACTATGTTCTGATCGATGAGCCGCCCCCCCAGGCCATCTGGGGCGAGATCTCCGCCCGGGTATTGCGCCGCCGAGACGCGGGGATCGGGATCTGTATGACGCCCGTGGGGCGCCCGTGCGGGTGGCTTCGCGAGCTATGCGAGCAGGGTAAGATCATCGATCACCCGGCCCCGTTGACACTGGAGAACGTAACCCCCGAGGGCGGGCGCCCATTGCTCACCCAGGAACAGATCGACGACATCGGATCGCGATACCTTGCCATGGATCGGGACGCTCGGCTTCTCGGGGCCTGGGAGTGCATCAGCCCCGATCGGTGCTTCGATGCGTTCGGCGACCAGCACATATCGAAGGCCCCACCCACGGGCGGCCGACAGGTCAACGTGTGCGTTGGTATGGATCATGGCGCCGACGCCGGCAGCGAATGCGCGGTTCTGGTGGCCATCGATCGCACCGAGGGCGATCCGCGGATCTATATTCTCGACGAGTACACGGCCGGGAGCGCCCCCCCCGATGTCCACGCCCGCGGATTATTGGATATGCTCAGGCGAAACGGGCTCCAATGGTCGCACCTTGATCGATGCGTTGGCGATCGTGCCTACGGCGGCAAACGCTGGGGGGGCCGGATGTCGAATTCGAGACTATCCCGAGCCCTCGAGTCCGAGCTGCACACGCAATCTGGCGGGCTTAACCCCCAGATCCGCACCGCGTGGAAACCCCGGGGATCTGTGTATACCGGGGTTAGCGTGATTCATACGGCGATGGTTCAGGACCGGTTCCGCATTCACCCCCGGTGCGCGGACACGATCCGCAGCTTGCGTCACTTCTCGTTCAAGGACGACGAGTACAAGCACCATGTGGACGCTACCCGTTACAGCCTGGAAATGGTCACGCGCCAGCGATTGTACGCGCCCAACGCGGTTAAGATGTATTGACCACCACCCCCGCCCGAGGACGCGCCACTATGGGTCTGTCTCTGCTATCATCGACGATCCCGAATCCACCCCCGGCCCCGACCGCCGAGGATACCGCACGTTGGGAGCATAGCGCGCTTCGCCTTCGGATGTTGGTTGGCAGGTGGTCCGAAGACCTCGATCGGACGATCTCGCTTCATATAGATCCAACGCGTCGAGCGTCGTGGGGCGTGCCCGATCTGAGCTCCAATGTTTTCCGGAGTGTAACGAAGCAGCTGGCCTGTCTATTCGATCGACCACCGACGATCGATCATGCCGGGGCCCCCGACCAGGCCGCCGAGCTGGCCCGGCTGTGCGCCCGATCGGGTCTGTGGTCGCTGATGGCCCGGACTCAGGCGAATGTGATCGGTCTTCGCGAATATGGGATCCGAATCCACGCCACGGCGGACGGCGAGATCCTGTATCGCCCGATCGCCCCGAATCGGCTGATCTGTGGAGCTGACCCCGATCGCCCCGATGTGCCGGTGTACGTCAAGGAATTGAGACTGCGACAACATCCGATAACGGGCGATTACCAGTGGACTTGGAACGAGCTCGACATCTCCGATCCCTCGGCGCCCTATGAACGGGTAACCCTCACCGATCCGCGCGGCGGCTCAGCCCTTGACCTGACAGCCGACTATTTCGGCGAAGACCGGATCGGCGACGCTTACCCATACCGCAACGCATCGGGCGATCCTGTTCTGCCGTTCGTGCTTTGGCACGCTGAGAATACCGCCTATATGTGGGATTCGTGGGCGAATTCGGAGGTTGTCTATGGCAGTCTGACATCAGCCTGTCTGTTTTCCATGTTCGTTCATGCTGTGCGAGACTGTTCGTGGCCCCAGCGGTGGGCGGTCGGCGCGGTGCCTATGGGTCTCGGCATTGACGGCGCGGGGACATCGGCCCGCCAGACCGTAGCAACTGATCCCGCATCGATCCTGTTGTTCCAAAACGAGGGCGAGACACAGCCCCAGCTGGGGCAGTTCAGCCCGGGCGCCGATGTCGAGAAGTTACTGGAGTCCATTACAAAATTTGAAAACCGGGTAGCTGAATACGCCGGGATCAGTCCGTCGAACCTGACACGGAACCACGGCACGCCCCGGTCAGGCTATGCCGTGACTGTCACGCAGTCGGGCCGAAGAGAAGCCCAGCGCAAATTTGAGGGGACTACCCGCGCGGCTATGCTCGAGACGCTTCGAATCTCCGCGATCTTACTCAACCGCGCGACAGGTTCAAGCCTACCCGAGGACGACTACACGATCCGCTTTCAATCGATCCCGCTCAGCGAGCAGGAACGGGAAAGCCTTCGCAAAGACGTACTCGAGAAAATCGGCGCCGGGCTCATGTCGAAGGTCGACGCTTACATGGAGCTCCACCCGGGGATATCCCGGGCTCGGGCGCTCGAAGAGTTGCAGCGGATCCAGCTCGAAGAGTCTGTCACTGTGCCGACGTCCTCTGTCCTGGGGGTCAATGGTGGCGACGGCGGCGCCGTTATCGGCGATGCCCCCGAGATTGACAACGAGGGCAACATCAAGCCAGGCACGGGCGCCCAGGTGGTGCTCAACGGCGCACAGGTCACAGCTGCACAGGGGATCGTTACCTCGGTCGCTTTGGGAGACCTGCCGAGAGACTCCGGGCTATCAATGCTGGTCGAGTTCTTTGGTATCCCATACGACGCCGCTAACCGTATCATGGGCACTGTTGGTCTCGGCTTTGTGTCCGCCACCGCCGCCGCCGCACAGCCGGCCGGTTCATCTGATTAACCATAGGGGAGAAACAATGGGTCTCGACTGTCCGCACTGTAGCAAAACGATCGACGGGTGGGTACCCGAGGACCGCCTTAAAAAGGCGACGGCCGACAAACGAGAAGCGACCGCCCAGGCCGCCGAGCTCGCGTCGAAGCTCGACGAGCTGACCGCATCGACCGGGGATGTCGACCAACTCCGCGCGGACCTGGAGAAAACCCGGGGCGATCTCGACATAGCTACCCGCGGGCATTCCCGACAGATCGATGTGATGCGCCACGGTATCACCGATCCGGACGAAGTCGCGGACCTGCTCGCCATCTATGAACGGCGGGCCCCCGAGGGGATCGCTGTGGGCGATTGGCTGACAGACCGCGATCAGCTGCCCCGATCCGTCTCGGCCCTCCTCGGAGGCACACCCACACCCACCACGCCACCGGCCCCGGCGGCGATCTCCCCCGAGGCGGTCCCAACGAACGGCGGATCCACATCGAACGGCTCGACCCCGGCCCCGATAGCATCGGGCAACAACGGGGCGATCCCAACGCCACCGGCCCGGGCGATGCCTACCCCGTCAGAGATCGGCGCAATGACGACAGAGCAATACAAACAGCATCGAGATTCAATCCTCGCTGGTTTGACAAACAAGGGCCGATCTGTATAGATTAGAAGCTGTATAAATAGCCGCGGGTCGCCCCCGTAACAGCGTTTGACGGCACCGAACCCATAACGTCAACGCTAGGGGCTATCATGGCCGTAATTACTCACGCTGCACTCGAGACCGATCTACGGCTCGCAACTGTTCTCTCTCAAGAGATCGCCCTCTTGCTCGCCGATCGCACGAGTATTCGCACGACTGGGGCTGTCACCTATTTCGGCTCGGTCAATTCGGCGGGGTCCGATACCCTCTCGGTCTCTCTTGCCGGGCTCGACGGTTATGATTCGATGGCCGCGGTGGCGGACGGTGTCGATCTCACCGCGACCACCGATATAACGGACGCCAGCGCCGCGATCGCTGTGGCCCGCTACAGCATCCGCCGCGACTTGACCGATCTCGCCGAGCTCTCAGGTGGGCACCTCGGCGACATCTCCGTTGAGCGCTTGGCGGCTTCCGCAGTAGGCGAGGCAGAGAAATGCTTCATGGGTCTCGTTGGTACGGCGATCGCTGGATTCGGAACCGATGTGGGCGCTACTGGCGTTGACATGAGCTGTGACGACTTCTTCGCGGCGACCGCACAACTTGAATTGTCGAGTAACAACGGGCCGTTCTATTGCCTGCTGGCGCCTCGCCAATGGGCCGATCTCCAAAGCAGTGTGCGGGCGGAAGCCGGGGCGCTTCAGATGACGACGAGCGCTCAGTCAGCGCTTGACGTTAAGCCGGCTGGCTGGGTTGGAGAATTCCTCGGGGTCTCCGTGTACACATCATCCTCAGTCACTGCCCCGGGCGCCGACTGTAACGGCGGCATGTGGGCTCAGGGCTGTCTAGGCTATGCGGACGCTCAGCCCTTGATCTCGTTCGGCGATACCATTCGCCCGTCAGGATCGCCCGTGGTTGTGGAGCTCCAGCGGGACGCAAGCGCCGCATTGACCGAGGTAATTTCCTCGGCCTTCTTCGGGGTCAGCATTATCCAGGATTCAATGGGCGTAGGCATTGTCACAGACGCACCATAGGCTGTGAGGTTTGACGTCTCGGGGCGGTGGCGTTGGCTCGCGCTTCCCCGGGGCATCGTCGGCGCCTCGGGGCGTCTTTACCAGGGAAGGGACAAAACATGGCGCATGATTTCAGCAGCGCGGGGACAGTCGTAACCGGGGCGGACGCATCGACGCGGCCGGGCGCCGGCCGGCTACCTGAGGGGCCCCGGGCTGACTTCTATTTGATACACAATCCGGAGAGCTGGGAAATTTACGAGCGCCCAGATGGGGAATACGAGTGGTTGCCAAAACTTAAGCCCCTATACCTGACCCCGGGCGTCAACGGCGTGCGACAGGTCAAGGGCGGTTTTGATGACGCCCCGGCCCGTCTGGCGGTCACTGATCGCGGGTGGACGGTCCTCGATCGGTCGTTGGGATACATCACAAAGTACCCATGTCGCCGCGGGCAGTCTGCGTTTCTGACGTGGAACACCCCGGTAGCCATGGGCCGCCGTGTAGTGGTTCGGCATGATGTCGAAGGGTACGCCGCATGGCGTCGCGAGCTCGTCGAGAACGGCACGATCGCAGCGCCCGAGCCTGAGGCCCTTGACGCTGTGCTCCATCGACTGGAGCAAACGATCAACCGGGGACAGAAAGCTATCCATATCCCGGGCGTCAAGGCCCGCATTGATGCCAACGAGAAGAAGAAAACAGGAGCGAAGAAGGCCGCGAAGAGGGCCACGAGTCGCAAACGCGCGCCGCGCAAGAGGGCGGCCCCAAGTGCCTGAAGTTACCAAGCGCGACGCGATCGATCGGGTTGCTGTTCGGATCGTCCGCCAGGGCGAGAAGACAGGCCAGAAGATCTCACAAGCCCAGGCCCGCGAGCGGGTCCGCCGCGGAGTTGTACAGTCAGAACGAAAACAAGCCAGACGCGGTTAGCGTCTATTTCCGGAGGGACTCCAAATGGCTAGTAAATTCGCATTCAGATACCGCAAGCCTGTCGCAGCTGTGGGTGTGGGCGTTCGTTCCACGGCTACCCAATACGACGACGCGGTCCCAACCATTACAAGCGCGGCCGGTGTTCCTACCGCGGCGGAACCGAACGGATCGATTTTTCTTCGGACGAACGCAACAGGTGCTGATGCGGCTTTGTATATGCGGATCGCTGGTTCCTGGGAACCGATCGACGGTAGCTAACGGGCGGTGAGTGGTGAGCGCATCCGATACATGGACTGAGCCATATTCAGCGGCTATCCACATCCCGCAATACCTAGAGCGCGGACGCGCCCAAACGGTAAAGCTCCGGGTGTATCGATCGGGTGCGCTCGCTGAGCCCACGGCGGGACAATATTCTCTCTTCGACTCGTCAGGCGTCGCCGTGGGTGACGCCGCCGCGGTCACCGTCACCGGGTCGATCGCCGAGTATTCGATCGGCGCTGGTCTCTTGCCGGCGACGCTATCAGTCGGTGAGGGCTGGTGGGAAGAATGGGCGCTGACAATGCCTGACACAAATTGTCACACATTCAGACGCCCGGGCGCGCTTGTATTGCTGGCGCTCTACCCGTGCATATCGGATAGCGATCTCGAGGCCCAATACAGTGACCTGGACGATCTCCGCCCGGCGGGGATGGCGTCATATCAGAGTTACATAGATGAGGCATGGACCCAGATCCTGGGGCGTCTCGTGGCGATGGGCGAAGGCCGCTTTCCGTACCTAATTTTGGAAAGTTTCGCCCTCCGCGAGCTCCACTTGGAATTGACGCTTGCGATCATCTTTCGGGACTTCGCGAGCAGTATCGGCGAGGGCAGGTATCTCGCTCTATCTGAGAACCATAAACGAGAGGCCGCGTTCGTCTGGCGGTCGCTATCGTTGCGCTACGACGAGGACCACGACGGCCAACCAGATAGCACTGAGCGAAAGTCGGTACAGCCTGTTGTATACCTGAACCGCGCGCCGACTACCCGCTGGTCGTTCTGATGTCGTTGGACGTAAAAACGATACGGCAACGGGTGGCGACAGCGATCGACGCTGTGACGGGCTACTCGGAAGCGAAGCAGCCCCACGGGCTATTCGGGCGCGATCCTGCATCGGTGCTACATCAACGGTTCAGCGTTGGCACGCCCCGAACCACCACCGTTAGCAGTCGGCAACGGCTCAGCGATGGCGCCCTAGTTCGGACGGAGGTGGTCGTTACATTCGCGCATCGGGTCAAACCGAAAGATCAGATCACCAGTTATGACGCCATCCTCGACGCTGAGGCCGACGTTGTGCACGCTGTGATGGCTGACACATCGGGCACGCTTGACGAGCTGCAATTGTCCTATGAAGGCACGCCATCACGCGCCGTCGATCCCGCGGGCGAATGGGCGCTTGTGGAGCTGCTGTTCTCCTCCCTCCACACCCTGGCGATGTCGTAATGGATCGGAAGACCTGTAAAGCGTATCTCAACGGCATTGCCCCCGGGTGGAGCGATTCGGACGACCCCCGGCAATTCGTAAAACGGATCGATCCGAAGCATCGCCAGGCCGCCGCGCGGGCGGTGTTCTGGCTGTCTCAAAACCCACCCAAGAAACACACCCCCAAGAAAACCAAACCGGCGAAAAAGGCAGGGTAACCCATGGCTCCCATCAGTACATTCGTTAAAAATTTCCGCGACGGCGAGATCACCCTGGAAGATGGCACCACGCCCACGGCTCTTGACTTGACCGTCCAATATGAGGGCGGGGATTTCTCCATCTCCGGGCTCGGTGACGGCCAAAAAGAGGTAGCTACCTATCTCGACCGCGGATCGCTTTGTTCCATACGGCACACTAACCAGACATTCCCAACGATCTCATTTTCGGCACATCTGACGGATCTCAGTGACGGTACCAGTGAAACGCTGCCCGATATCATCCGGCGGACCACGGGATCACCATTCGCCGCCGCGGTGTCGACATACCACGCGGATGCCGACGTCTACACACTCAAAGTAACCTGGACGATCACCGAGCCCGGCGGAGGTACTCACAAGGTCATCGCCGACGATGTCCACCTAACGATAGACATGAGCGAGGGCGATCCGTCGTCATTTAATTTGAGCGGAACTGTTTTCGGATCGGTGGCGCTCACATGACAAACGGGTCGCAAACAGTCACGTTACAGGGCAGGACATATAAGATCGCCCTGCCCGGGTACGCAGAACGCGAGGATATCGCGGTCGGATTCACCGCCGAAGAGAACCGCCCACGACGGCGACAGCGGGCCCTTCTGGGCGCGTTGGGGCTGTGTATTCCTGAGCTCGGCGGTGGGCTGGCGGCATATGAGGCGGCCGATCTTGATCTGGTCAAATTCGGCGGGCGCGTCTATTCGGCGCTCATGGCCACCGGACACGATCGCGACGAGTTGGCCACGGCCGCCGTTGAATGCTTCCAGGTTGCGTGCCAGTCGCTATTCCCTCGAGAGAAGGAGGTCGGAACGGTTGAGGATTTTATCGATCCCGCCGCGGTGGTTGCGACCTAGTTGCGCTCCATCTCGGTCTGAAATTCGCCGGGGATCCCCAGTGGTTTTACGGCTTGACGAAGAGAGAACAGATCGCCGTGNTGGCATACAACNGAATCGAGAANAANCCGAAGAAGTCGAACCGCGGCCAGCTGCCGCCCGGGCTCAAGGTTGAGAGCGAAGAGGCCCGCCGTTTCTGGATGAGCGAGTAGCTATGTCGACTGTTGTACGCTCCGGCGATGTGAGCATACAGATCTCCGATGGGCTCCAACGGATGTTGGATAGTGTCCTGGAGCGGGCGGTGCCAAGCCTTCGCCCGGCGATGGAGCGGCTGATAACCGAGGCCGTCGAAGAGGTCCGCGCGAGCTGGCCGGACCCACGCGCCCGGGAGAAATTCGACCGGCGCCGCGAAGTCGCGATCGGCAAGGCAAACGCGGAGCGCCGATCCCGCCGATCTCAGGGCCAAACCCCGATCGGGGTTACCTATTGGGATTACATGGATCCGCCGTATCGCCCTGAGGGCTGGCGGGCGACTGGCAAGTCTGGCAAGGCCTGGCGTGCAGTCTTCTCGGTCGAGCCCGGGCCCGTGCTTGTGGCGTCACTTCATAACGACGCGCGGCGCGGTGGCGCAAAATACGCTTACATGGCGAAGGCCCCGATCAGCGCGCCGAGCTCGGGCAAACCGTACTGGCGCTTATACGCGCTCAAGGCGATCAAGAGCCGCGAGAAGCGCGCGGTCGATGCCATGATAAAGGCGTCTCGTGACATGATGGAGCCGAAGTAATGGCCCGCGGTCACACAGTAGATCTTGAATTCAGGGCGAACCTGGATCAAATGATCGCCCAACTCCGGACACTTCCGGACGCCACCGGCAAGGAAGCAAAAGCGATGGCGAAGGCCATCGAGAAGCAACTGAAGAAAACAGTCAAGGAGGCAGAGAAAGCCGGAAAGAAGATGGGATCCGGTTTCAAGAAAGGCGGCAAGAACGTCAAGTCCATGTCGGATCAAGTCGAGCGGGCCGACAGCGCTCTCAAGCAATTAGCGGGCGGTATCGGGCGCATCAGCCCGGCGACAGAGACAGCGCTCTCAGGTCTCGGCGACATGGCCGGATCGCTCGCGATCATGATGAGCCCGATCGGCGCGGCGGTCGGCGCGCTCGCTCTGCTATCGGCCGGTGTGCTCGCGGTATCGGCCGGACTAATCGCGGCGACGCTTAAAGCGGACGACTTTCTAGAAGAGCTGGACGAACTCCGAACGATCCCCGGGTTTCTACCTGAGATCGACCAGTCGAAGATCGATGCAATGGAGCGGGCGAACGCAGCGATAACGGGCATTAAAAAGGCCGCTATGGCCGCCGCGGTCATCATAGGGATCGAGTTCGCTCCAGTGGTTGAAACGCTGGCCACGGGTCTCCTGATGGGCGCCATCGTGGCCAAACGGCTCGCCGATCGGGTGTCAGAGCTCGACGGGACACTGTTGGCCGTCACCCCACACATCGAAGGCGCCGCCGTGGCCCTCGGGGTGCTCGCCGGGCATCCGCTCGCCATAGCCCACGGTCTCGGCCGTCTGGGCGGGAAAGCCCTCGGCACGGCGGACGCTTTCCAAGGAGTCGAGGACGAGGCCGCCGCGCTCATCGCCCGGATCCGGGAGCTCACAGACGAGACCGAAGAAAGCGATAAAGCGTTCGGAAGTGCCACGGACGCGATCGACGAGCTCATCACATCGACCGCGCGGATGATCCCACGCCAGGCCATTGATAAGGTCTCGCAACTGAATGCCCAATTGGACCTCCTCGGTCAGGCCGCGTTCGACAGCGCGGAGAACGCGGAACGGCTCGCCCCGTCGATCGCTCAAGTGGCTGATGCGATCAATACGATCCAGGCCGCCGAGGCCGCCGCGGAGATGTCCGCGCTGATCGAGCAAACGAACAAGCTAGCGCCGCCAGACGCGATCGACCGGCTCGCCCAGCTGCGAGACCAACTCGACAAGATCCACGCCGCCATGCGCGAAGGTAAAGGCGACGCCGACCAGCTCGCGGCGGCGGCTCATCGGGTCGGCGATGCGATGGCGGCAGAGTGGGATGAGGTGGAGGCCAAAACCAAGGACATGGCCGACAGCGCCGATCGGGAGGGCAAGCGGTGGGCGGATGCCTGGCGCCGCCACATCCAGTCGGTAGCGTCTCAGATGCATCAGGGCCTCACCAATATGACATCGGCGATCTCGAATTTCGCCTCTCTCGCGGTTCAGAACGCATACGAATCTGGATCCGAAGAGCTGGAAGCGCGGGCCGAGACCATCGCCGAGCTCGAGGCTCAACTCGAGGAGGCCCAGGCCGCCCGAGACGAGATGTACTCAGACGAAGCCGAGGGCGTGACTGACCGCGACAAACAGGTCATTGACGACCAGATCGCCGGAATACAGGAACGGCTCGGGGCTGAGAAGGCGGCATCGAAGACGATCGAGAAAGAGAAAGAACGGGCGATCTTGAAGGCTTGGAATGTCCAACAGGCCGCCAACATAAGTGAAGCGATCATGAATACGGCCCTTGCCATCACGCAAGTAATGGGCATTCCTCCACCAGTCGGCCCAATTTTAGCCGCAACAGTGGCGGCGCTCGGGGCGTCCCAGGTGGCGCTAATCTCGGCCGCGGAGCCTCCTAGCTTCCACAGTGGCGGAATGATCGGCGACCAGATGATCCGGGCCCGAGTGGGTGAGGGCGTGCTAACCCCCCAGGGCGTCAACGCTATCGGCGGGCCATCGGGGTTGGACGCCGCGAATCGCGGCGGCGGAGCTCAGCCCTTGATCGTACAGCAGGTCTATAAACACCGGGTCCTCGACTCGGTGCTATCTGATAGCATTACCCGCGGCGGGCCGATCTCCCGGGCCATCAATAGCCGCACGGCTCGAGACCGCGGACGCCGCAACCCATACCGGCGGGCAGGGTAGATCATGGCCTACACTCAACCATACTATCGCGGGCTATTGCTTCGCGATCCGCGGTTCTCAGCAGAGAACGCGACGATCACACCGGCGACCCAACAGGGCGGGCCCGGGGTTGACACATTCGCCGATGGCGCGGGTTCTGAGGGCTATATGTCCTTAGAAGCCACCGGCACGAGCACGGCCGGTCAAGGTTATGATATCGAATGTGTCAAGCCCGGCGCCGGGTGGTCTGAGGATACGGCCGGGCGATACGCTTGGCGCAAGACCGCCGACTCAGCCGATCCGACGAAATATCACGGACACTGGCCGCAGAGTTTCATCTCGGGCGCGTATCTCTTCAAGGAGAAGACCGCGGGACAGCTGACCTTCGCCTGGCCGAGTGCGATCTCGACCTCTGATAATTACGTGCATGTATCCTATAGCTGGGTCGAGGAGTCCAGCCTGGGTGTAGCCAATGCGGGTCACATCTATGTTGCAACGCTCGACCCTTCGACAGAGACCTGGACACATCAACCGGTAGACAGTCAAGCGCTCGGCGATCCTACGCTCAGCGAAGGCGGCGTAAATCAGGTAGGCCCGACAGCGCTCGTCGAGCTCCCGTCAGGTCGTTTGCTGCTATTTACATCGAAGACGGGCGGCACTGGAAATACCAGCTTCCGCGTCGAACGGTTTATCTCAGACGACCGCGGTGCGACCTGGAGCTATGGATCCGCCGCCCAGGATACCGGGGCGTCCAGCGGGATCCAGGACACCGACTTCGGCTGGGGCGCGACTGAGTCAATTATCAATTTCCAAGTTGTA